CTGCCCCATATCGCTATCGCACTGGACCGATACCTTCTTCCGCTTCGCCATGACGTTTCTCCTTTGCCCCTATAACTCAAACGCCCTTGCGAAGATGCTCCCCCGCAAGGGCGTTTGCCTGTGTCTCTTCCGGGAGGGGTCGAGACTTCGTGTTGCGCCTTAGTACTGGCCGCAATTCCCGCCGATCTGTACCTGCTCGCCTGAGAGGTTGACGCCGTTCCCGACCGGCAACCCCGCTGGCGTGAACCAGAACAGCGCCCACGTCATTCGCGGCCCCACCCCGGAGGACTGCGCCCTGACATAGAAGCCGCCCATCACACCCGTGGTCAGGTTTATGCTGTTGACCCCGCCTGCAACCGCATCGATGTAGTAGTTTCGTTGCGGCAGGCTGATTACATCGCCGGTTGTCTGGTTATACGAAGCGGGTCCGTTTCCCCAGCCAACAAACGTAGCTCGTTTGCCGACAAAATCGGGATAGCCTTTGAGCAATGTGAGTTGCATCGTTTCCGCTCCTTAGTCTTGAACTACCGGAACCTCAGACAGGTAGGCTTTGAACAGCGAGTTCGCAACCGCCACATCGACCGCGCTCCCGACAGTCGCTCCAATCGCCGACCCGGTCGCCGCAGTTGTCGTTACCGTTCCGCCTGCGCCGACATTCACCCAGTCGCCGACACCGGCAGTGCCAGCAGACGCACCAGCCAGCACAGTGGCCAGACCCAACTCCTGCACGAAGCCAAAATTCCCCGGCGTAATCGCATTCAGGAAGACCACGGGACGGGCTGAAACACCCTTGTCTTGGCTGGTTACAAGATTGGCTGAAGAATTCAATTGCGCGGACAGCGTAGCGCCGGTCACACCTGTGACAGTCAGCGGGAAAGTAGGCGCGGAGACATAATTAAATCCACCCTGAGCCACGCTGGCAGACTGGATCACGCCGGTCGATCCGACGACGACCGTAAGTACCGCGCCGCTGCCGCCACCGCTTCCCGGTGTAGCTGGGATGTTATACGTGCCCGGAGTTCCACCTGTACCGGGAGCAGAGACAAGTACGCCCTGTACGAACGAGCCAACGCGTGCGTAGCCAACCGTGCCAGTTTTGACGTTGGCGACCGTCGCTCCGGAATCCACCTGCACCAGACGATACCGGCCCGCATGGAGTAAGCCATTTGCGGCAAAGGATGCAGCGTTCGCTTCCTTCTCCGTTGCGTCAAAGTAATCGCCGAGACCCAAACCGCCAGCGGGAAAGTTTGCACCTGTTCTTAAATCCTGAAGACCGGACTCAGTCGCGAAGTTAGCATTATTCCAAGCTAACCAAGTCGGGATGATTTGTTGCTGTGGCATAACTTGCTCCTTAGTCCTGAACCACCGGAATATTGGTCATATAGATTTTCAACATCGTGTTGGCCCAAACCGGCTCCAACGCTTTCCCGACAGTCAGCCCAAGCGGCGACCCGGTTAGGGGCGTGGACGTTACGGTTCCGCTGGCGATGGTGACGTTCACCCAGTCACCCTGACCATTACCACCAGAGCCAGCAGTCGGGCCGCATAACACAGTGGCCTGACCTAGTTCTTGCACGAAGCCGAAGTTCCCCGGCGTGATTGCATTCAGAAACACGACCGGACGTGGCACAAGTCCGGCGTCTGAACTCGTCACGATATTGGGCGAGGAATTCAGGCGCGATAACAGCACCGCGCCAGTAACACCAGTGACGGTCAGGTCGAATGTGGGAGCGGCGTATACATAATTAAATCCGCCCTTAAGCACGCTTGCTGACTGAATGCCGCCTGTCGGCCCGACCACCACTTGAATCGCCGCGCCGACGCCAGCGCCGCTGCCCGGTGTCGCTAGGATGTTGTAAGTACCGGGAGTCCCGCCCGTGCCGGGAACGGCAATCGCTATCGCCTGCAAAAACTGGCCGGGGCGTATAAAGCCGACTGTGCCCGTCTTGACATTGGCAACCGTGGCACCTGAATCCACCTGCACGAGGCGGTATCGACCCGAGTGAAGGAGACCGTTCTGGAGGAAGGATGCGGTATTGGCTTCCTTTTCCGTCGCATCGAAGTAGTCGCCCAGACCTAGTCCACCGGCAGGAAAGTTCTGCCCTGTACGAAAGTCCTGAATGCCGGACTCGGTGGCAAAGTTAGCGTTGTTCCACGCCAACCATGTCGGGATGATCTGCTGCTGCGGCATCGTTTCCTTCTAAGAACCCTCTTACCTGCGTTATGCGGAGAAGCTGAATGCGTAGCAATTGTGGCGCGGCTGCGTGTTATAGAGGTTGATACCCAGCCTCATAAACAAGGCATCGATGCTTACGTTGTTCGGCATCGGCGCACGGCGCAGTCCGAAGTTCCAGCCCTTCTTATTAGTCGGCCTGATCTTGAACGACTCCGGCTCCAAGAAGTAGAGAACCTCACCCGGTGAAATGGCTTGATTGGACGGCAACCCCGATCCTGTCGGCGATACCGGCATCGGTGCGCCAGTCGTCGGGTTGACGAACTGCGGCGTGGTGAAAGCGACGGTCGTGGTGCTCGATCCAACACCATCCACCAGACTGGCGTTACCCTGTCCACCTCCGACCGCCGACCCAAGCGCGATGTAGTTCTGTGCCTGCGCCGAAGGAGCCAGAGGATCGGCGTAGATATCCACACCGTTAAAGTTCAGCCCGTCCCACTTGATATCGTGACGCGTGTTCGAAATATCGCGGCGCTGCGCATCGAGTGCGATAGCGACAGCCTTAAAGCCGAACACATTCGTGATACCCAGAGAAGGAGAGCCGCCTGTCACCTTGCACTGCGACCACAGTTGCATCAGCACTGCGAAGTCGATCTGGCCGGTGCCTCCGGTCGGAGTGCCGCAGTAGATGGGTGTCGAGTTCAGCGCGACGCCGACGTTGCCGTTGCGCTGCTGTCCGCCGTAGGACTTGTAGACGTTGCCGTAGACGGACGGATCGATCCCGTTATTCAGCGCCTCGTCCAGACCGTTGATGGTCTTGGTCCGGTTATCGGTGATGAATGCCGATGACGCCTGACCGTGCCGGAAGGAGTCCATTTCCTGCATGGTGTTCATGGTCAGGACAAGGTTCTCCATGTATAGCTGGTACGAGTCAACGATCAACGATGGGCCGGAGTTGATCACTCCGCCCGTGCCCGAGCCGTCATCCATCTCCCAGTCGTCGAGCGGATACCACGTGGCATACGCCTTCGGCAGGAATTTAATTCCGGTGTTGATCTGCTGGCGGGTGACCGTGATGGTCTGGCCGGGATTGACAGCCGCGCCTTGGGTGCGACCGTACAGGATGCCTTCCATCATGCCCGCGCCGCCAAGGAACTCATCCCATACGCCAGCGCGTCGCAGCTTCGCCTGAAAGGGGGTGCCGACGAATAGGTTGTTGAATACCACATTGCGCCGGACAGACTCTAAGTTACTGGCGTCTATCTCGTTGTAAAGCGGATCGGTCGGCATGGCTGATATCTCCTATCGTCGATAACTTCAAAACTTCGTCCGCCGCAGATCACGCGGCTGTATTGGCTTCCATGTCCTTGCGGATCATCTGCGCGGTCAGCGACCTGCGCTGCTGATCGTTCAATAACAATGGGTCGAAATTCGCGGGGTCGGTTTTCGCCGCCTTGGCAATGGATGACATCTGGGCGTTATCCTGCGGCCTGCGAATATCGGGGTTGTTGCCGGTGCGCTCCGCCCACTCGCGATCCTTGGTAGCCAAAGCCTTTTTGGACTCCTCGTCCTTCTCTTTGAGCTTTTGCTCGTATGGGGCTATCGCTTCCTCGCGAAGCTTCTGGTCGCGGGCTTCCTGCTCCTGCTTCTGAAGCTCCTGTCGGCGGGCATCGAAATTAAATATCCGGGACGCGTACGTCATCGGATCGAGCTTTTGTTCATCGGCCTTTTTAATGAGTTCCGTTGGGGAAACGGGGAGCGGCTTGCCGAACAATGTTTGGTAGTTCCAGTTGATATCCGCGATGATGCCCATGGCATCACCTGCTTTAGCAGCAAACTCATTCACATTGAAAGTTGGGGAACCGGGAGTCGCACCGGGTACGCCAGCCACGTAGCGACCGTTATTCGGATCGCGGACCTGACCATTTGCGGGAGGAGCGAACTTGGCGGGATCGAATCCGGGAGCTTCGGCAGGGATAAAGCCGGTCTTCTTGGCCTCTTCGGCCTGCACGCGATAGAAGGCCGCTTCCGCATTCGCCTTGGCCCGGTCGTTTTCGAGCCGCTGCTTCTCTTCTTCCCACGCTGTCAGGCTGGGCGCGATGCGGTTCTCGTAAAAATCGACGTTGCTACGCTGTGCGAGTTCGGCTGCGTCCTGCGCGGCCTTGGCTTCCTGCCGTTCTTTCTCTGCTTGGCTGAGCACGCCGGTAAAGGCACTGATCGCTCGCGCATCCATCTCGCTGATCTGCTGATCCGTAAATCCGCTTTGTCTCAAAATCTCTTCAACGGTTGGCATATTTTTATTTCTCCCGGAAATAAACAGGCGGTTGATTGATTACTGAGGCTGCTGCCCCAGCGGCGTCGGTTGCTGTGGCGTGATCATGGCCTGCTGCATGTCGCGAATGCCCTCGCGCACCTTCTGCGCGCCCGCCGCGAGACGAGGATCGGCAGCGGCCATTTGCTCGGCCACCTTGGACCACTTCGCGAGGAGTATCTGGATAGGATTTGCGGGAGCTTGAAACGACTGCGGCTGATCTCCCTGACCGGGCTGTTGCCCATTCTGGTCGGGAGGAGGAGGAGGGGCACCACCACCCTGCGGGGGTGGCGGCGCTCCCTGCGCTCCTTGATCCGGCATTGGCGGTGCTGTAGCCATCGATTGACCTCGAACGGTGGGCTACAACTACGCCTTGATGGCTGACCGCTTGCCGCTACGACGGGTGCGGCGCTTGCGGGTGACTTTCCTGATGTGGGTTACAGCAGCGGTGTGACGACGACGACCGGCCATGGTAGTCTCCTTTTTCGGTTGGGGCTAGGTCAAATGAAAATGGCCCTAGCGTTTCCGCCAGAGCCATGACCTATCCCAGTACCTACTGAGGAGTCTGCGTCTCAACTTATCTTCATAAAAACCTAAGCCTAACTATTCCCTGTCGTCAAGATTTTATTTCGCAGAATCTGCAATACTTGTGAGCTTAACTCAAAGGTATGGAAGATAGGCGCAGATTAGGCGCAGTTAGGCGCAGCATCTTACTTATGGTAGCCATTATTAATTTCTACGCTCTCGATACCAACGAGGTCGCGCACTCTATCTGCGACTGCGCCGCGAATTTTTGATCGCTGCTCCACGTTAATTCCGTTTAATCCGCCGCTGGAGTACTGTGCAACCACTTTACCTGTGCCACGCGACGCCCTCATCAGGGCATCGATCTCGCTCAGCAGCTTATTTTGCTCCGTTCGGTCAGGAGGTATATCGATAACTACTTCGGTAAGCAGGTAATCGTTCTGCGTCTGGAGCTTTATTGCCATGACCATTCTCCCGGAAGTTTAATCTTACGACTCTTTCACTACGGTGCGTGGCTGACCACCGGCAGCACCTTTGGTTCCCAGTCGCGGCGCTCTCTGCGCACTCGATGGTCTCCCGCCGCCCTTGCCTTGTCCCTTGGCTGCTCCGCCACCGCCGCCTTCGCCGCCGCCCATCAACGCCTGAGGATCGACGCCCATCTCCTTCAGCTTCGCCATGATGGAGATTTGTTCCATGATCTTCATCTCTTGCAGCTTGGCATCTTCCTTGAAGCTGTTCTCGATCTCCCGTTCCGGATTCGCGATGTCCATATTCTGGAACACCGTGAGCCATGAGAGCGGCGCACCACCGCGCTTCAGTTGCAGCATCATCAACTGACGCTGCATCTGGGTAATCTTCAGCAATGTGCTGGGTACGGAGATGAGACGAATATTCCGGGCAAACCACCGCGCTCGATCAAGCTGCGTGTACTGCGACGCGCCGCTGGGGAAGTTCCCGGATATCATTTCGTTGGGCATATGGCTGGGAACAAGATCGTCCGGATTGTAGTCAAAGGTTTCCGGGGCGATGTTTTCCGGACCTACGTACTCCATGATCCTGCGTACGTCGAACCACTGAAGGATCAGGAATTTCATCCGCTGGCCAACCGCCTTGTTGCCGCGCTCGATGCGGGCCGCGATGCCTTTGGCAATGGGTCCAATCGACTCCAGCATCTTATCTGCGGTGTCGTTGGCGAGATTCATCTTCATATTCTGAAGGTTGCCGAGATCGGTCAGGCCAAGCTGGCTCTGCTTGGCTTCCTTCAGGTACTTCAGGAAATTAAAATGTTCGCCCTCGACGCGCACACTGTCGGGTAGCACCGACTGCAACGTCTCACGCGGCTTGCCATCCACGCCCAGACGAACATCCTCTTCAAAGATGTCAAAGTGCTCGATCTTGGGACCACCGGTTTCCGTATTGTTGTAGCCCAGCGGCGGATTGAGCGTGACGGTGATGACCGCGTCCATCTTGCGCTCGATCTTGCGCGTAGTGACTTCAATCGTAGAAACGTCACCCACCAGCGAGCGGCCCAGCGGCTCCCATGCCCAGTCGTCCACGGTGTACTGAATGACCGGCATCTTCGAATCCCAGTCGAATCCGGGGCCGTCGTACATCGGCTTGTTCATGCCGGACGAAGTGATGATCAGCCGCAGGTTGGGATAGACGCGGCAGTCTTCCGGAGTGGCAGAACGCATGTAGGGCTGCCCATTGAAGACGCCGCCGAGAATCTGCTGGCCGACGAAGGGCACCTTGTAGAACCACGTCGTTCCCAAATCCCCCATGGGAAGCTCGTAGCCGGTAGTGTTGATGCGGGTGTCACGAATAAACGTCCAACGGATTTCCGCGTAGAGATCGCCGAAGCTCCTGCCCTGCTGACCGTAGCGGGTGCGCTCCGCAAAGTCGAGGCGACGGGCCTGCAAGCGCGTACTGAAGTTGCGCGGGCCGACCGTTTGAATGTCGCCCTGAAACAGTGGATACCTTGTACACGCCTCCGCGATGGGCATGTAGTCGTACAGGGTGATCGCATACGCGTCCTGCACGTTGTTGGTGCGTGGCGGTATCTGCACCGGAACCACATCCAGCAGTCCCAGCGCGTCGAACTCCATCTTCCTTTCGCCATAGCCGTACTCGTCGGCTCGCACCTTGGGCCACAGGTAGCCGATACCCATCACGCTGGCGTACTGGAGAACCTTCAGGATTTGAAAAGGGAAATCGGATTCGTGATAGACGGCCTTAGAGACTTTCGACAGCATGTCGGCCATCTTTTTAAATCCGGGAAAGTCGGAGGCATACCCGGCGATCTCTCTTACCTGCGCCAGCGTCTCGCAGAACTTGCGGATGTCATACTTAAGCTCGTTGGTGACCAGCTTCGATTTGGTGGTGTCGCGGAAGATCGCATTAAAAACGCGCAGGTTGGAGGCCCATTCCCGATAGCATTGCTGGCCCTCCAGAAAGCCTTCGCCTTCCTGAATCTGCTCCTCGACCCAACCGAAGATGGCGCTGGGATGCGATTCGAATTTCGGCGCAGCCCAGTACGTCCGATCACTGGCCGAATTTACGTATCCCGCGCTTTCGAGAATGACCGGCATAATTAACGCCCTTGCTCAAACGCTTCGCTGTGCAGATAGCTGGTCCGCCTCGTCTTCGTGAGGTCCGCACGCTGGTCGTACTGGCGAAGGTGCATCAGAAGAAAATCGCGGTTCATGTTGTTGCGGGCATTCCCGGCCAGATGCAGGATGTGGCTGCGCAGGTTTTTGCGGATCGGCCCCTCGACCTTCTCGCGCTCCTCGTCCTTCGCCTCTTCTCTGACCCGCTCCTGCTCGCGCATACGCTTCGACCAGTACTCGGCCTGCTGGGCAGTGACGCAGATGATTCTTTCCATCCCGAACGGCGCGGGAAACTGTTCCGGCAGGCCCATGTAAAGCTGCTGGTTCCGGTCCACCCAGTACACGACCTTATTTCTTAGCTGCGTATTTTTCATCACCAATTCCCCACTGATGCCCGACTGGCGCTACACGCCGCTTTGTAGGCCACGGGCCGCTTGTTCACCGGCAGTGCGTAGCGTTTTTGTGCCCGATCCGTCAGCACGTCCATGTCGTGCGCGGTGAAGTACGACATCGCCGCGCCGCGCACGCGATCATCAAACTTGCCGGTCTGGTGCTCCATTTTTGATTTGTTGGTAGTGACGTGGCGCTCCAGCGTGCGCAATTCCTCGATGAGCCACTTCGACCGTGGCTCGTACCAGCCGCCATTCACTGCCTCGACGAATCGCGTCATGAGCAGGGGAATGGACCACGTGCTGGCATAGAAGCCTTCTTTTCTCGATGACTCGTCTCTGATCTTTTTCGAGTCGTAGCGGCGCGGGATATGGTGATTGAAGAAGCCCATCATCTTCAACTGGTGCTGGCAGGTGTCTCCCGGCCCCTGAATCTGCTCGATGCAGTACTTCATCCCCCGCGCATCCGGGCAGGCTGGTCCGTACAGCGCTCCCACACAGGCGGCAAAGGCGACGACCTGCGCGGAGTTGATGCGATTCGACGTAAGCTCGGCGACCTGCTGGTCGCAGTCTCCCCCAAAGCGGTTTTTGGCCACCGACAAGCAGGTGCGCTCTTCGTCTTCTTTGCCCAGCCCGTCTGCCGTGTCGATCCCGCAGGAGTAGCGCTGTCCCCTCTTGGGCCACTCGTAGATCAGCAGGTAGTCCAGAGTGTTCCGCTCGTTGTCTTCGTCCAGCGTGAGCAGTGGAATCATGTCCCACTCGTAGTGGTGGCCGCGATACGAGTCCCACTCGACGCGTACCACTTCCTTTTCCCAGTCGATGCGCTCTTCTGGCGGGTAGAAAACCTCGTCAACATCGTGACCGGTGATGGCGTATATCTCGACCGGCTGTTTGCGCTTGCGCTTGTAGTCGTCGGATTCGACTTCGTAGATGCGGTCTTCCACTTCGGCCAGCACTTCGGGATCGAAGACAGTGTCATGCACGCCGGTCAGCGCCTCATAATCGTCGGCGGGCATCTGCGCAGACCACGTCTTCTGCGTGTGGTTCTTGCAGGCCGCGTCGTAGTAGAACTGCCAGAACCACTTCTGCTCGACCGGCATGCGCCAGCCAGTGCCAGCGATTTTGGCGAGGTAGGGTGTGTTACGGATGTACGACTCGCACTTGATCACATGTTTCCGGGTGATGTCGTGCATCTGGCGGCTCTCGAACTCGGCGGGCACGGGGAATTTTCTGAGCCAGTCCGGCTCCGGATAGATGTCCGGGCACATGGGCCAAGGGATAAACATAGGGAACAGACGAGCCAGCCCCTTGGGCCAATCCGCTTTCGCCGCTCTCCATGTCTCCGCCAGCCATCCGGTGTTGCCGCCACCCGTTCCTTCGAGAACCATGAACAGGTTTCTGGATGAGTGCGCGGCGCGGAACAATCCTTCCTCGATGGTGACCTTGGGATTCGGAACGTCAGCAAGCTCGGAAACATGGACGCAGGTGGGCGTCCAGCCTTGCGCCAGTCCAGTGGCCTGCATACCGGATTGAATGGAGAGGATGGAGCCGTTGTCGAACGACCGCTTCGGCATGCGGCGCGGCACCAGCCACCACGGCGAGCGATTGTACGCGGTATCGAGGATGCGCCCGATCAGTTCCGACTTTTCTTTCATCACCGACGCCATCACCGCCTGCGTGTGCGGGATGAACATCAGCCGGTGAATAAATTTCAGCGCCGTCTTGGTGGAGATGCCCACCTGCCGCGCCTTCAGGATCAGTAATTCGATAGAGACTTGCCGCTCATCGAAGTCGGCGATGACAGCGTCAAACACATCCTGCGATTTGCGATTATGAAATTTAAAAATCTGCCCTTTTTCGTCGCAGACCCACGCGTAGTTCTGCTCCCAGTAGCTGCTGTCGAAGCCGCATAACACCTGCTCGTTTTCCACCCAGCGGGCAATGTCCTTCTGGCGCTGGCCGCTGATCGGTTTCACCACGGAGATATAGCTGGTCTTGGAGTTCGACTCGATCTTGGTCAGCGAGTCGATGTAGGCGATGAACTCCCGCACTTCGTCGTAGGTGTGGTAGATAGGCATCCACCGTTCCTGCGCTTCGAACTGCTCCAAGTTATCGACGATGGTTCTGTTGGAGTACATGAGCCGCAAATAGAAATGGCTCTGGCGTTGTCGCCAGAGCCATTGCCTGTCCCTTCTCTGAGAAGAGGAGCCTGTGTCCCTATCGAATCAATACTTAAGCTTGTTTTCGGCAGGCGTCAAGAAGGAAACGCTGCCGCAATTAAATTCATTGCTGATTCGGGGGAGGCGGTAACGCTCTCTGCCGGATCGCGGTTAATTTATTCTGCATCGTGTTTGCAGGTGGAAAGAGCTTGTCCAGATCAGGGCCATCACCATCGTCTCCCGGATCGTCGTCCTCATCACTCCGCTGCTGATCCATCGTATTTTTGCCGGAACCGAAGATAGCTTTGCCGATGAAGGTCGGCCCCTTGGGCGAAGGCAGGAAGCCCATCGCCGTATCCAGCGCCGTGCGGTCGCGCTCACCCAGCGGAAGCATGCCGTACGCAACTCTAGCCTCCGTAATCTTGGGGTGATTCGTCATGGCGATAATCCGTGTTGCGTTGACCGCATGCTGCTGAAGAGAGACCATGATCGATCCCAGCAGATGGGTGATGTCGATCTGCGCGGCTAGAGCAATGGACTCAATTGACAGGTACTCGCGATCTCCAGTCGGGATAGAGTCGTACTTTTCAAGGAACGCCAGCGCGAGAGCATCGGCGGAGAAGCGCAGTGCCGTAATCACCTGTTGCAGTCCACCTGCGGCCTGCTTCAGCAGGGGCGTGATCTGTGGGGCGAGCGCCAGTTGTTCCGGGGAGACGCGGATGCGCTTGAGGGCATTTGCCGAGCGATCAATCCCCTGCTGGTTTCTCTTCAGTTTGCTTACGCTTTTGACCGTCGAGCCAGACCCGCTCGCGAACTCCAATATATTCCCGCTCTTCTTCTTCGTCTTCGACTTCGCTGAGCCATTGGTCGAGTGGCTTCGCGCTTGAGCCTTGGGCTTCGCGGATGCGGTCTTCTTCGGTTTGGACCCGCGTAACGACCGCTTCCCGGCGCTCTGCGCGGGCCGGGTAGAGCTTGTCGAGGTGTCGTCGGTAGGTTTCATCCAGACCCTCCAGCGCTGTCCCTATTTTTTCGAACGATAGCACAAAACGTTCGACAAACGCATTCATCTGGTCGTCGGTCATCGCTGAACCTCGGCGGAATACGTGCGGCAGTCTGGGCTTCCCGTTCCCTCGAAGACTGCCGCACGCCGCGTAACAGTGCGCGGAAAATTTTAATTTGCTCCCCCGCCCACCTTTTCAGCGCCCTTCACGTAACGGCGCTGCTTCACCACCGGCTGACCGCCTTCGCTCGTGAGCGTGGGCACCGGCTGGTCGGAGCGCTCGCGCACCTTGTTCAGAGCTTCCTCGCGGGGAATCTCGTACTCGGTGTCAAGCAGTTCATCCGGGGTGTCCTGTGGCTTGCCGGTTACAACTGCCACGTCCACGTTGGCCGTGTCCATCCCGTAAGCCTCCAGATGGACGGTTACTTTGGCCATGTAGCCGCCGCTGTAGGCGTCGCTCTCTCTCAGGTTGCAATCCGCTCGCAGCTTTTCAGCGATCCGCGAGCACAGATCGATCACAATCTCTTCGCCACTCAAGGGTTCGACATACTCATCTACTTCCGTTGCCATCAGTTTCTCCTTCTACAAGTTGCAGATTTAAATCTGCGTTGACTTTGCACTTTTGTTTAAAGACGGCGAAGCGGCGCAGCGTCACGTCACGCGGCGTAATGTGACCGCCCTCGATCTGTTGGATGGTGCGACGCGACACGCCGATCACTTCGGCCAACCGCTTCTGTGTAAAGAGGTTGTTACGACGGAACAGCTTCCAGTCGTTGGCGCGTTTTCTACGCTGTTTCAGGTCTACGTCCTCGGTCTGCGATTCGGCTTTCGCCCTTGGCTGGGATCGCGGCATCTCTCGTCTCCACATAGTCTATGCAGTCACACAACGGCGCGAGGCAGTGGCGAGTGCGGCACTTGATGCCGCCGTGAACCACATCCCCCGGACAGTGCTCGCTCAGAGGCATGTGGCAGCGTCCACAGGGCGCGTCCTTGTCGGCTGGCATGTTTACTCAATCCCCATCTCCCGGAGTCGTTCCAGTGCTCGCACATGGATCGGCCCGCGAATGGATTTATTTTCTGCGTCAAGTGCCGTCAGAAGCGTGTCCTTCTCCTCGGCGTTGAGTTCTTTGCCCAACCCCCAGAAGCGAACGAGCAGGTCAGTGATTCTCTCCTGCATGTAAATCTTTTCCAACAGCGGCATGGTGAATAAGCCTTCACGACTCTGCTAACATGCGCCTAAGCTGCGCCTTAAGTCAAGAACACTGGTGCATAAGTGGAAAACTTTTGTGGATAACTAGAGTAGTTAAGAGGAAGAGGAGGAAGAGGAGGAACAATGGACCTGCACCTAGACTTCGACAACTACGATGACGAGACCCTCTCCATTCAGTGTCCAGAGTGCAACGCAGCCGTGTCGGGCAAGTGCCTCGCTCCTAAACCCGGTGGCATGGGTGGCATGGTCTATCTCCCTGCGCCGCACCGCAGCCGCGTGCTGGCCGCGCATCGTAAGGAGCAAGAATCTATCTGGGGACAATAAGTGTCGGATAAGTTAGCTTCTAGACCTACTATAGGCAGTGGAGGTTTATATGCAGCAGGTCGCAACACTGGAAGAGTTCGCAGAAGCAATGCGTCGCGAAGACATGCTCAAGATTCAAGACGCCACCATGCGCATGGAGGAAGGCAGGCCGAACTCCAATGCAATTCTCGTAGCACTAGGTGTGGCTCCCGGTGAACAACTGGAGATGCAGCGTGCCAGCTTTCGCGGCTGGCTGGCGGATATCGCTGGCTATGACGAATGGGGGATGATGCAGCTTGGCCATGTCCCGGACGGTGAGATTGGGTACTGCGCCATCTGGCGAATCAGCGTCAACGAACAAACGTTCTACTGGGTTTCCTTGCCCAGTATGCAATCCGGGGATGCGGCTCCGGGGGAAGCGGTTGACATCGGCGACGAACGCGTGCGGGTTGGCCAGCATACACAGGAAGAGTTAGACGCCATGGTGCAACAGGGATACGTCCAGTTGCTGACGCTGGCTGGGCTTCCTATACCGGAACC